GACATACGCTTCGGCGGAACCGCAGCTCCTCGCGCAGTTTCTTTCGCCATTCGTCCTGCCCGGTCAGCTGTTCCAGAGCGGTGCAGCACTCGTTGTACTCCGCCCGGGTCATCTCGCGCAGGCTCTCGGTGCGATTCCGTGTATATTGCCTCACGATCGAGCGCTTAAATTCTTCCCGGTCGCCGTAATAGGGCACTTTGCCGAACAGGGCGTAAAACCGGGCGAAATTGGTTACTTCCTGTGCCATGTTCATTCCTCCAATCTATCGGCGATTGCATACATCGCCCAACTCACCATAATAACTTTCACATCGTATCTATCCCTTTCGTCGAGCAAGTCAACCTTGACAACCACCGGTTCCTTAACCATAGCATTCCACACCTCTTCCGCCGTTTCTTTTTCCTCCGGACTTTTCAGTGTCATGATCGACTCAAAGTCTTCCCGGTCAAACTCAAATACGACCTGCACCTTTTGTTTTTCTTCCATAATTCAAAGATTAAACTGGTTTTCGAACAACACTTCGATGCCGCACGAGCTGGCCACGTCGAGCTCGAGCTTGGCGCCCTTCGACAGCTCCCAGCCTCGAAGCATGTAGATATAATCACAACCGAGCAGCAGGGCGATGTCCGCCCGCATGTGCTCCCGCCAATGCGCCTCGTCGGGCAGCCCATTCTTGAACGGGTTCACGGGATTGTAGCCTTTCAAGGCAAGGAATCGTTCCGCATTTCCAAAAGCCGCCTTGCGCTCTTCCAAGTCATAATGGGCTATCGCCCCGCTGATGTACACTTTCTTGTTCATTTTTTTTCTGTGGTTTTGTCGTTCGTAAAATTCATTCAATCGTTCTTCCAGTACCACCGTGTAGTTACACAGTTTGCAGCAGGGTCCCTCTTCTTTTACCGGATATGGGTTATACCCGTATCCGATGAACTTCCTGCCGCAAATGCAGAAGATGTTTTCTTGCGTCTTTTCCATGATCATACTATTTCAAATTGCACTACAAAATCATATTCTCTCCGCAGACGGCGAACCTGTGCGATGTTGTCCGGCTCGCTGCCGTAGGGCAGGTAAACACAGCGTTCTCTCGTGTTGACTTTCACGCCCTTCTTCCGGAGCCTATACAGCAGGTTCTTCCGGCGCATACTCTTTTTGTCCATCTCCCATCCATGTTTTGGCGGCGCCTTCCTCCCATATTGTGTAGGGCTCGCCCGGTTGTTCCATGAAACGGCTCTTGCACCATGCTTTGAAGCCGCTCACCATGATTTTGACATCGGCATCGTATTCCACCTTTCGGGCCGTCCTGCCGGCTGGGTGCATTCCCTCGGCATGGCTGATGAAAACGAACAGCTTTTTGGGATGCCGCTCCTTTAATTCTTTGTAAGCGGGGTAGCTCAACCCGCTATATTGGAAACTGTCTATGATCACCACTCTGGGACTGCCCCTTCGTTTCAACCGTTCCTCCAGTTGATCGATCGGTTCCCGGTCGAGAATCAGCAGCCGCTTGCGTACCTCTTCCATTCGATGGCGTTTCAATGACATTTGCAAAGAGAGCCCCGTGCTCTCCTCCAAACTGTCGTATATCACCTTGTCGAACGCGCAGAGGTATTTGGCCAGTTGCATGACAAAAGAGCTCTTGCCGTTCCCGCTCGACCCCCAGATGATCCACACCCCGCTCTTGGCAGGTCGGCCGATAGAGACGAACCACTGCCCGGTGAACTCGTAACAGGGTATCTTCATGTTAAGCACCTCTTTGGGGCTGTACGCTCGTTTCAGTTTCATGGCTTGGCTCTATTGATATGACCCTATATTGTAGAAAATTGAATATAATATACGGATAAAAGGATATGGGGGGCAATTGTCCGACACGGATTTTCCGAAAAGGAATATATGCGTCTTTCCATATTTCATTCTGGAATGGACCGGCTTCTTCGACAATACCGTCTTCGTTTACCTTGAACCACAAGATGTTCTGACCTTTATCCTCTAATGTTATTTTCGTCATCATATCTGCACCCTCCTCAATTTCTCGATTTCGGTATATACCCGGCGAAGCCCGCCGCCGGTAAGGTTTACGATCCGGGCGATGTCCGAGCCCTCCGGGGCGTTCATCTTCGCCACGATGGCGGCCTGCGCCCGCAGGAATTTCTCGCGCTCTTTGGCATCGTCGGGGGTCACCTTGCTGTATGTATCGCCATACCGGCTCAACATCTCGGTGTAACCCACCTTCTTGCCCTCGATGGCCCGGTTTATCTTCTCTTTCAACCCGTCGGCTCCCATCATGTACCATGCGCAGCAGCGTTCGGTGGCGTTCCACAGGGCTTTCAATTCCAAAAAAGCCTCGTACTGCAAGTCTCCGGCCTCGTCCAGTACGATAAGCGGGGTGTCTATCGTGCGCAGGTAAGCCACCAGATCCTCGTAGACGTCGCCGTAACGTCCGTAACTGCTCACGCCGAACTCTTTGGCGATATACCGTATCAGTTTGAGTTTCGTTTTCACTTGCGAACAGTCCACATACACGGCGTTTTTGTGGTTTTTGACGTACACCTTCGCCGAGAAGGTCTTCCCAATGTTGGGCATGTCGCACAGAATGGCGCTCAGTCCGCTCTCCTGACACATCTCCAACTGCTTGCTGATAAACGCATAGGTAGGGGTCTTGGCCGCCGTCCACGGCATTTCGGCCCGCAGTTGCACACCCAGCCTCCGGGCGATACCCACCCAGTTGGCATCGCTCACTTGTTTTTCATAATTTCCTCTTTTGATGGAGTTGTACACGCTCGGAGAAATACCCAGAGCCGTCGCATGGCGGTTGTCGCTGGGATAGTTCCCCCGGTCGGCTGCTATCGCCTCCGCAATCCGTTGTTTCAATTCGTTCGTTATTTCCATATTGAATGCTGTTTGAATGTTTTTTTAATATCGTTAGAGTTTGGACATGGCATCTCTTTCAAAAGACGACACATTGAGATATGCCGAATAGTCTTCCGTATCGTCGGCGGGCTGCGTCTCCACCGCCTCGGCTTTTACGGTGGATACCGTTTTCGAGGCCTCTTTGCTCAGGATTCCCAACGGCTTGATTTTGCCCTCCTTGATCATCTTGTCGAACTTGGCTACATATTTTGCCTGTTCGGTATAAGCCTCGCGGTCGGCCGCTGTCTGCTCGACGGTATTCTCGTTATAACGCGGTGCGGGCTTGCAGGCGGCGAGATACCGTCCGTTCTGGTAGATATACACCTCGTCGATGTTTCCGTCGCTGTCGGGCAAATAATAGGCTTCAACCTTGTAGTTACGGGGTTCGAGCCGGGCGATGACTTCCGGGTCGGGAAGGCGGAAATCCTTGTATTGTACCTTGAAATAGCTGTTGTTCCGTATGGTCGTGTTCGTGTGGAAGCCGATATACCGGTAAAGCACGGCCTTGTCCCACGGGCGGAGGTTCGGGTTCTGCATTTTGCAGAATACGTCCCAGCGGGTCATGCCGGGGTATCGCTTCTGATTCGGGTGTAGCTGGTTGTTATACTCGTCGATGGAGCGAATGTCGTCGGCCACCAGCTCGTCGTAGGTATAGCTCTTCACCTTATAGGTGTCGTTGTACTCGTCATATACTTTCTCTTCCTTCGGACGGTTCGCTTCCAGACGGGCCCACCAGCGGCCTATGCCCGCCTGCGAGCGTTTCTCCACGCCGTATTTCTTCTGGCGGTTGAAATGCTCCGCCCGCTTTTCCCGCGAGTTGCCGGGGTTACACCAACGGATCAGCGGGAACACCGTGCCGGCCTGCATCAGGCCGTCGGCGAAGTCCTTCACCAAGTGGTGCTCCACTTCCAGCTCCGCCGGTATGTACATGCCGTTGCGGTCAAGGGTCCGGAACATGTTGCGCATGCAGTCGAGGAACAGTTCGGCGGTTTTCAGCCGGTTGTAAGCGTAGCCCACCACGGCGCCGCTCACCACATCGTAGGCGTAGTAAGCCTTTACCCGGTTGCCGTCCTTCATCGGACGAGGGAGGTCACGGTCGTCGAGGGAGATCTTGCTGAGCGAATAGGCTCCCGTGTAGCGTAAATGGTACGGACGGTAGGCGTTGTTGAAGTCCCATTGGCTCATGTGATGTTTCGCCCTCAACGCCTTGTTCTTGGGATTGGTCAGATAGTTCGCCACCGTCTTGGGACTTAACACGATCGGGTTGCCGTTTTTGTCTGTAAAATCGGCAGGATCGAGTATCTCGCCCGTTTCCGGGTCAAATAATTCGCATTCTCCTTCCAGAAACAGGTTGTATTGTTCCCATACCGTCGTGTTATAGGGCTGTTCCGGTTGGGCGTCTATCGCCAGCAGCACCCGCTCGATGCCGTAAGTCACCTTGCGACGGTTCTGGTTCATGAACTTTCCGCTGATTAAGCTCTCATATCCCTGAGCCTTGAAATCCCACACGCGCCTCTTGAAGCGGTTGGCGCTGATCGGCAACGTATGCCCGAATTCGATTTGATAGTAACTGATCGCCCCCGCCATCTCGCCCCAGTTCACCGGGCCGCCCTTCATGGCTTTGCGCATCAATACCGTGTCGGCCATCAGCGCCAGTACACTCTCTATCACCGAGGCGTTCACCGTGTACTCCTGTATGCGTTCCGGAGGGAGCGTATTACCGTTGTCGAAACGGAATCGGGAATAGAACTCTCGTGCTTTTGCGTCGATGTGGAAGTGGCTGCCGAACCAGTTCCTGAGAATATCGTCTTTCATGTCCCCGTATTTTAGCTTTGTCTTCTCCTGAAACCGAATGGGAAGGGTGGCCACTTCTACC